AGGCCAGGGCGACGACCAAGGACCAACGGTCCGACGGTCGGAGCGAAGCGGAGCCTCACACGCGCGCGCATGCGCGTAGAGAGTGTTTCTCTTATAGGTTCCTTTATAGGTTCATGGCCGGATTCCGACCTACCCTAGGCCGGATTCCGACCTACCCTAGGCCGGATTCCGACCTACCGAGCCAGGGGGTGGTGTACACTAGAAGCGATCGTTGTAGACCCCCGCAAGGCTCTGATTCTCTCTCCTTGCGGGGGTCGCCTCTTTCCGGTAAGCTGACTCGCACAACGATCCACACCTACAGAAAGAGAGATCAACATGACCGACATCGTTGTCCCCGCCGCCTCCCCCTTCGACACCATCCGGCAGAGCCGCCCAGACGGCACTGAGTACTGGTCTGCACGAGACCTCATGCCCCTCCTTGGCTACAACAAGTGGCAGGCTTTCGACACCGCCATCGATCGAGCCATCGCCTCCGCAAAAGCGCAGAATGTCAGCGTCAAAGAAAACTTTACGGGCGCCGGCAAAGTTTCTGGTGAGCGGGGGCCTGCGCAGAAGGACTACCACCTCTCCCGGTTCGCCAGCTACCTCGTGGCCATGAACGGTGACCCCCGCAAGGAAGAGGTCGCTGCGGCCCAGACATACTTTGCCGTCAGGACCCGCGAAGCCGAGACCGCCCCCAGCAAGCAGCTCACTGGCCCCGAGCTCATGGCCTACGCCCTCATTGAGGCACAGAAGACCATCGAAGCCGCCACCGCACGAGCAGAAGCGGCCGAAGCACAGATCGAAGCCGACAAGCCCCACACCACCCTCGGCAAAGCCATAACAGCAGGAGACGGAGACCTCCTTGTTCAGGACGTAGCTCGCATCCTCGCCTCGCACGGCATCGACATTGGCCGCAACCGACTCTACGAGTGGCTACGCGAGAATCACTGGGTCACCAAGGGCACCGGCCGTAACGGCAACCAGCCGACGCAGCGTCGCATCGAGCAGGGCCTCGTCCGTCCCAAGGTTCAAGCCATCCGCACGCCCGCCGGACACACCATCGAAGCAGTGACCACACTCATTACAGGCAAGGGCCAGGAAGACCTCATCAACGGCTTCCTCAACGGCTCATACAGCATCTAGAAAGTGTTGGGGGCGCAGCCCCGACTAGTAGGCTGCACCCCCAAAGGAGAATAGGAGAACCATATGTCCTTCGCCGCGATCACGCAAGCCCTCAACCTCCCCGCCACCATCAAGGGCAACGGGCGCCTCGTGGCCATCGCCATCGCCAACCGCGCCAACGTGCACCCCGACTACGATGACCAACTCTGTGCTTGGCCTTCCATCAAGGGACTCGCCGCCGACATTGGCGCCAGCAAAACAGCCGTGAAGAACTCTCTCAACATGCTCGAAGAGCTCGGCGTAATCACACGCATTCAGCGATTCAGCGGCGGCGAGAAGATCAACACGCTCTACATTTGGCACCCATGGCGCACGCAGGGGTGGGATGATGCGGCCATGCGCCGCCGCGAGGACAAGGAGCGCGGATACAGCCGCAAGGAGGCGCTCACCGCGCCCTCTGGCGCCCCCACAGCCACCCCGCCCGCACCCGCGCCCAAGGAGTCTGCCAAGCCGGCCGAGAAGCCCGCGGACGGCTTCACAGAGTGGTGGCCCCTCTACCCCAAGAAGGTCAAGAAGCTCGACGCCCAGAAAGCCTACCGGGCAGCCCTCAAGGCAGGCGCCACACCACAAGACCTCATCGACGGTATCCGCAAGCACGTAGCCAACTGGAAGGCCAAGGGCACCACACCCCAGTACATCCCCTACCCGGCCACCTGGCTGCGCGCAGGCAGCTGGGAGGATGAGATCGACACCCCCGACGTGGATAGCGCCCCCGCCCCGGCTATCAACGCCGCCACCGGCAAGGCGGTCACCAAGGAAGACTTCTGGTACGCCTGCAAGGATCACGGCATCGACCCTCGGCCGTACGTCAACTTCTGGAAGCCCAGCATGGGGATCCCCGGCGACCCAGGGTGGTCCGAACAGCAGGCACGCCTGGACCGCCACACCGGCAGGGGTTGACAGCCCAAGACGCCCCCTTCTAGACTCCAGCCATCAGCACGACAGAAAGGAACACTCCATGCTCACCCCCCGCCAGAAACTCCACCTCGCAGCCGCAGGCCCCAGCAGGTGGTTATCCCTCGTCGAAGACGACCACATCCAAACCAACCCCGCCGCAGCAGCCCAGCTAATCTCCAGCGCAACACGCGACGGCATCAACCCGGCGACCCTGGAGGACGCATTCACCAGCCTCGCCAAGCTCACGGCCGCCACCATCATCCTCTCCAACGCGGTCGCCACCGACCTGACAATCTCCGCCCAGAAAGTGTTCATCGACGCCCGAGCCGTAGCGAAAGAGCTCAACGCACGCTCAACACTCCCCACTATCACCGGCGGTGACACCCCGCAACTCTCCATCGTCGCCTTAACCTTCAACACCCAGGCGGGCACAGAAGCACTAATCCGCCTCCTCATCGACACCATCCGCATCGCCTACCACATCACATGGAGCTAACCACAATGAGCGACTGGCCCACAGAACCCCTCGTCCTTATCGACAAAGGATCATGCCGAGGCGTCAACATCGGCGGCACAACAGCCACGCTGGTAGACGCAGAAGACCCAGAATCCGGCTACTACCTCATCGACGGCCCCAAGATCGGCTACTCCATCTACGAAGACAACCCCCTGGAGCACATCACCGCCTGGCGCCCCTGTGCGGCAATCCCTATCGGCGAGCTCTCTTTCCTGCGAGACGTATTCATGGGCGCCGAACTCAGTAAGAACCAGTACGCAGCAATTCAAAGGCTCTCCTCCTACCTCCCCAGGACGGTGGCAGATGAATCCGAATGATCCACTAGTGCCGAAGTTCGAATTTGGCGAAGTCGGAGACGACAATAGGCTCACAGTGAGCATCGACATGACTCCGCTCACCTCCACCTACGACGTTCCATAACCACCGTGGGGGCCTCCAACACCAGGAGGCCCCCACTAACACCACACACCATGAACACTGAAACCACCATCCTCAACATCGCCCTCAGCGGCGACCCAAACGCCCTCATCGACCTCGACAACATCCACCCCCACCACTTCGCAGACACCCGCAACGCAGCCATCTGGCGACTCATCGAAGACTACAAAGCCAAAAACCCAGGCCAAGGCCTCACCCGCGAGCTCATCCTCGACAAACTCCCCACCATCACAGACGCCAACGTCACCCCCGACTACCTCCTAGACATCATGGACCTCACGGCAGTCGCACACGGGGCCCTCGCAGGCGTCTACGCCAACAAACTCATCGACAACACCGCCCGCCGCCAACTCGCAGACGCCTGCACCCGCGGCCTCCAAATCATCGAAGCCGGAGAAGACCCCTCAAACGCCGAAGCCACCATCAGAGAACTCCTCAACCAAGTCTCCACAGGCTCCACAGCACTCGTCGACAACAACCAGTGCCTCACCCAGCTCTCAGACTTCACCACCAAGCAAACACCATTCACCACCACCCCATGGCCCGACCTCAACCACCTCATCGGAGGATGGAAACCAGGCGGACTCTACGTCATCGCCGCCAGACCAGGAGTCGGGAAAAGCTTGGCAGCAATGCAGGCCGCCGCCACCCTCGCAGACACCGGCCACGTCTACTTCGCCAGCCTCGAAATGGCAGGCCGCGAACTCTGGTCACGCATCCTCTCCAACGTCGCCAACGTCCCCGGAGACGCCGTAACCCGCCGCCGACACCCCACCCCAGACGAACAAGCCCGCATCAACGCCGCAGTACCACACCTCCGCCAACTACCAATCCACTTCGACGACCGCGCAAACCTCACCATCGGAGACTTCGTAGCCACCACACGCCTACTCCACCGCCAACACGGCCTCAACGCCGCATTCATCGACTACATCGGCCTCATCAATGCCTCCCCCGGCGACAGAAGAGCCCGCTGGGAACTCATCGGCGAATACACCAGATCCCTCAAGAACCTCGCCAAGGACCTCCAGATCCCCGTCTTCGCTATCGCCCAGCTCGGCCGCCAAGCCGAACAATCCCTAGGAGGCGAACTCCAGCTCTCCCACCTCCGCGAATCAGGCAACATCGAGCAGGACGCCAACGTCGTCATGCTCATGTCCTGCCCCCACGAGAACGGGGTCACCGACTGGACCCGCCTCGACATCCACGTCGCCAAGAACAGGGAAGGCCGCACCGGGCACGTCCTCCTCGAACGTGAAGCCGACTACTCCAGGCTGAACCACCTCGGCTGGACGCCCGCAGGCGCTTGACAACCCTGTCCCACCCCGTCTACACTCCAGCCATCAGCACAACCGAAAGGAACACACCATGAACAACGGAACCCACACCACCCTCCACCACGCAGGACCCGCCAACTGGCGCCACCTCATCGCACCAACCAAACCCTCCCCCCTGTCCGCCGGTGCACTACAAGCCGCCTCCCTCTCAATGGACGCAGCCACCTCCGCCCCCAGCGGCATCGAGGCAATATTCGCCCTCACCGAGCTCGCCGCCACAGCAATCACCCTCTCAAACGCAATCGCAAACGCCACCCACGCCACAAGCGCACGCGCCACCTTCAAAAAAGCACTCCAAGCCGCAACCCTCCTCGACTCCATCAACAAAAACACCCCCCCATTCACGCCAACATTCAGGACCTACAGACACTTCAAGCAGGCAGCGGAAACACGAGCCCCGCAAGTCCTCTCCTCCCTGCTTGTCGACGTAATCCGCATCGCCAACCACATCACCAACTAAACACAAAACGAGTGGCCCCAGGATTCCACCCCAGGGGCCACTCACAGAAGAAACAAGAACAGGAACGAAGCTAATTTGTTCTTGCACAGAAAGGATACCACATGGCCGCCGAACCCGTCTACATGCACCACCCCGACATGATCACCCTCCGCCAAGCCGAAGCCCTCACCGGCATCAACTACCAAACCATCCACGACGCCGCCACGCAAGGACACATCAAACACGGCCGCTACGACGTAGTACCCACCTTCCGAGTCAGCCGGCGAGACACCATCGCCTGGGCCGCCACCGAGGACGCCAAATGAAAAACGACACACAAACCCTCCGCAAGTGCGCCGAATGTGGGAACACCTACACGCCAAAACGCAAAAACAACATCTACTGCTCTGGCAAATGCGCCGACAAAGTCTACAATCGAAAACGCCGCGCCAAGGCAGCAGAAACAGCCCGCGAATGGCGCAAAAACAACGCAGAACGCGCCCACGCCACAGCAAAAGCATACAGGAAAGCAAACTTATGCAAAGAAACCGAGCGCATGAGGTGATGGATAGAACGCAACCCAGAACGCTTCAAACAGAGCGTAAACAGGTGGATTGCCAACAACCCAGAGAAAGTGCGCGCGGCCCGTCATAGACGCGCGATAGCGGAACTCGAAGGCAACGCAACACCAGCACTCATCAAAGCCAAATGGGAAACCAGCGACAAAATCTGCCACCTCTGTGGAGACCCCATCGACCCCAACCTGCCCAGCCATCATCGCATGGCTCGCACCATCGATCACATCACCCCCATCGCGCGAGGTGGCAAACACGACATCGACAACATCGACTTCGCCCACCGCGGCTGCAACTCAAGCAAGAAAGACAAGCCCCTCGAAGAGTGGCAAGAGCGGCATCGGCAGTAGGCCAGATAGGCCAACACACCTCTCTCGCGGCATCCCAGCAAGGTTTCAAATCTGTAACCCCGCTTCTCAAACCTGCACGCATTGTCGCGTCGTAAGACGCGTGGCGGTCGGCATTAGGGGGTGGGGGGGGTTTCCCCTGGGGTGTGTGGGTTTTGTTTTTTGTTTGTTGGTTGTTTGACTCTTTGGTTTGTTTTGTGTTTGTGCTGGTGGTTTGTGGTTTTCGTGTGTGTGTTCGGTTGGTGTGTTTGTGTTGTTGTGTTTGTGTATGTGTGTTCGATGGTGTGCATCACACGTGTCTGTGTGGGTCATGGGTTGACGTGGTGGTGGTTGGTGGGCGTATGGTTCTGCCCATCAGCAACACGGGCCCGAGCGGCCCAACCAAGAAAGGAACCAGGCAGATGGACTTCAACGGCACGATCAAGCGGATGGTTAAGCGTGCGGCCCTCGTGGGTGTGGGCGCATGCGTCATGGCTGTGGGCGCGTGTGCCCCCGCCTACGCCAACGAGGGCACCCCCGTTGACCTCATCCAGGGGTGGGTGACTGTGGACACTGGCGCCCCCGTGGATGTGTCAGGGACCCCCGCCTGTGAGGATGAGGGGCAGGAGTACGGGCCGTGCCTGTGGGACGCCTCCGTGTCGGGTAATGGCTCAGGTGATTCGTTCATCGTGGAGGAGGATGGGTCTGTCACCTACATCCGTAAGCAGGACGGGACCGCTGTTGGGCAGGATGTGAAGAAGAAGAAGAGCAAGAAGAAGGACACTGAGGAGGCTTCCCCCGCACCCGAGCCCACCGACCCCCCTGAGGTGCGCCGCTTCCCCGGCTGGGAGTGGACCGGCAAGACCGACCCTATCTCAGCCGCCGGCCTCCCCCACTGCGTGGACGTGCGCGGGCAGGAGACCTGCATGCGCGACGGGTACGTCATCGTCGTGGACCAGGACGCGTGCACCCAGACCCTCGTTACTGATGGTGGCGACCAGTACGTGCCCGGCCCCGCCGTAGCGGAGGCGCTCTCCGACGCCTGCAAGGCACGCAAAGACGACGGCGAGGAGAAGGACCACGAAGACAACGCAGGAATCAGTGGTACTCGTTCTACGGGGGGTGTGCACTCGGCTTCGCCGAGCGCGGCTGTGGATAGGCGTGTGGAGAAGTCGGCTTCTCCTAGTGCTTCCGCGACTGTGGGTTCTGTGGATTCGCCTCGTGAGGTGGTGGCTGCCCCTGCTCCGGTGAAGGATAACTATGATCACGAGATCCTTGGTGGGATTGTGGCGCTGGGTGTGCTGGGGTTGGCTGGTGCTGGTCTGGTGTCGGTGGTGGATCGTGTGCGGGGGTGGCGTCGCGGCCGGTGATTGATGGGGGCTGCCTATCGCACGCATGTTCGTCCAATCGTCTCGGTGGTTGGTTGGCGTGATGCGATAGGCGCCTCTTTCGTGTGCGTGTTGGTTTGTGGGTTATTGACTTATTGCACTGTGCCTTGGGTTGCGTTGGTGTGTCGGGGACCATTGGAGCGAACGCCGTTCGTGGGACCTTTGTCCTACGTCTCGCACAGGGGTGGCACGGGTGGCGCACAGTTGGCGTTCAGGTTGTGTTCGAAGACCGTTCGAACGATTGGGTTCGGGGGCCTGAAAAACGCCTATGGAAACCACCCTTTACACGCCGTTTTGGCTTGATTCTGCGGGAAAACGCCCCCCTATATGGTCATCTCACCGCGCGGGCGATCAGCAGCCCGCCCCACTGAAAGGAACTCACATGGACCTCTACGACGCGCTTGACCTCGACCCCGCCACCGCCACCACCGCCGAACTGTCGGCCGCCGTTGACCGCCTCTCCTGGGGTGTGCCCCCGCACATGGGGTTTGAGGCGGCCGTTGCGACGGATGAGCTGCTGGCGGCGCTTGAGGCGCGCGGCTGACACCCCCTCCTGGACCCCCCGGTTTCGCTTCGGCGGGCCGGGGGGTTTGCTTTGCCTGCCCGCGGGGGCCTCTGTAGGCCTCTCTGGCGGCCTTTTGGGGGTGGGGTAGTACCTCCATGTGGGTCACCCCCTGAAAGGCGCTCAGGTTGGCTTACACGGCCTCTCGCGTGTGGGGGTGCGCGTGCGTGCGCGCATAGGGGCGGTGGGGGCGCATGTCGAAATGGTCGTTTCGTGTAAGGGATGGGGTTGTCGAACATATGTTCGATGACGTAGGTCACGCAAACTAATGGTGCCCCCAACTTGACTCGCGCCGTCTCGGTGTGACTATAGTTGGGGCATCAGCCACGGGGTAACCGCCCCACCAGAAAGGATCGAACCAATGACCGTCACCGACTACATCGCCGCCGCCGCCGCCCAGCTGACCGAATGGGGCATCGACTACCGCGAGACCACCGAGGGTCTCAGCGTTGGAAACATTCACCTCGAGATCGCCGAGGACGGGCACCGCCCTGACGGCACTATCCTGAACGGCATTGAGATGGTCGCCATTACCAGCGACGCCGACAAGGCCGCCGCACTCCTGGCTTTCCCGCTTGCCCGCCGCGCCTGGGAGTTGGGTTACATCGGCGACTTTGAGGTCACCGTGTTCGGCGGTGAGGTTAAGATGCGCCTCACCTACGGCGGTGGCGGGGTCACTATCTCAGCTGGGATCAATGAGGTGGACCGATTCGCTGTCACGGAGCACGAGCTGTTCCGACAGACCGTCGCCATGTGTGACCTCGACGCCGCCCTGACTTCGACCCGGCTGGCCTACAGCGAGCCAGGTGAGGCGTGGCAGGCCCTTTGCGGGGCCAGCGACTTCGACGGGGACCACTGGGAGAGCATCGTCGAATTATTCAACGAAGACGTGCACATCACTCACGGTGCCCGATTCACCAAGGTGGAGTCCTGCATCACTGAGCGCATCGCCATTGTCGAGGACTGGGACCAGGAGTCCCCCGTGCGCGTCCTCGACGTTGAGACCGCCGAGGACGTGACGCAGTGGGCGATGAGTGACGTTGCAGCTGCGGTCCTGTGCGCGATCGCCTGAACACAGGTAGCCCGGATGGTCGTAGCGGGGGTTCGACTACCCCGCCGGGCACGACCTCAATTCCCGCCACATCAAAGGAAGTCAGTCATGAACCTGTACACCACGCGCAACGAAGCTGTTGAGCACGAGATCCGCGCCGCCCTGGCCCCCGGCCTGGAAGACCTCGACGGCACGGTCGACGACTACTTCGACATCGACGCGATTGCAGGCGAGACCATCACCATGTTCATCACTGAGGGCAGGGTGGTCACCTACCGCCTCTCTGCTGACATCTACCCGGACCTGTTCTGGAAGATCGTCGAGAAGCACGCCCGCTAGCCACACACCCGCTCACACAGGAGAAGACACAATGAATAACACCAAGGTTATCGACAGTGAGGACAAGCGCCGCCGCGCAACCGAGACGGTTGCCAGACTCACCGAGGAGGGCTGGAGAGTCCAGTACGCCGATGAGGGGATTGTCCTCCGCCAGGGCGGGGGGCGAGTGACCATCACTGACGACGGTGAGGTTATCTCCTCCGACCCCATAGCGCGCCTGTACGTCCACTGCATCTACTACCCCGAGATCTACGGTGTAGCTACGGAGACGCCCTCCCGCTAGGAAGGACGGTGAGCCACTAGCGATAGTGGCCCGCCGCCTCGCCTAGAGGACAGCGCAGCAGAAACGCGGACAGCTGTTAAATAACGCTTGCGCACGCAGGTTGAGAACTACACAGAGAAACGCCCATAGACGGCAGACACCGCACGCACCGCCCCGGCGCCGCGTAGCCGACACAGCCTGCCCGTCTATGAGTCGCCTGGACCCGACCCCGTTCACTTCGATCCATAGGGGCTTGGGCTGATCTACCAGTGGTCCAGGCGGCCCATAGATGCCCGCGCCGTGCGGGGTCTAGAGAGGAGAAGATATGAGCACGTATCACGCATATAGGCACGCAGACCTGCTGCAGGCCATCGAGGCGGGTGCCTCCATGAGCGACTCCATCCACATCCTGGGGGACATACCCATCTCGGCTGCCATCCCACCCCTGGACTACTGGGTGCACCCTGGTGGCTTGCTCTCTATCGCCTCAACCAGTGAGGCCTGCGTGCGGCTCGCCGGCGGCCACCTGCACATCGTGGGTGCTGGCCCCATGGTGCTCCAGACGTGCGGGACAGACATTCCTGATGGCAGGGTCACGCTCGTGGGCTGTAGCGCTAGTGACGTGGATACCGTCAGGAAGATCGGCGCCCTATACGAGTGGGATGTTGAGGCCGACTCTGATGGCCTCGAGGAGGAGGAGGGGGGTGAGGTGGATTCGCCCGAGCACTACACGTGGCTAGGTGGTGCGATTACCGCCCAGGGAGGGCCGGAGCGCACAGCCGACCTGCAGTCCTGGGATGTCCTGGACGCCATCGCCCCCGATGACCCGCACGTGTGGAACACGCTGAAGTACCTTGCCCGTCTCGGCCGCAAGGGCGGAGCGGATCGTCGAATCGTCGATCTGCGCAAGGCGCGCGCCTACCTCGACCGGGCGATCAGCCAGGAGGAGCACGGTGATACTGAGTGAGCCGATGGAGCGTGTCGTGATCACCTACGGGGAGATGCGGCGCCTCCAGGACGGGGAAGCCGTCTACGACCAAGACGACATGGAGTGGGTCAAGCGCGGACCGTGGTGGCACCTCAACGACGGCGACCGCAGGCTGCTCGGTACTGAGCTCAAGCGTCTCAGTGAGTACCTGTACGTGCTTCGCCCGTACCGCCCGTACACGTACCCCAGATAGGGGGTTCCCAACGGAATAGGGGGTTCCCAAGAAAGGAAGGAAGCCATGGCAGACACCCCAACAGTCCACCAAGCCCTAAACAAGGTCATGGGGGACGTCCAAGCAGTCAAGAAAGACAGCAAGAACCAAGCCCAGAGATTCAACTTCAGGGGAATCGACGCGGTAATGAACGCAGTCGGCCCCGCCCTACGCAAGCACGGCGTCACCATCCTCCCCGAGGACGTGGACGTGCACCGATCAAACGGCACCACAGCCAACGGAAAGCAGACCTCCGAGGTAGTCGTCAAGGTCACCTACCGGGCCTACGGGCCCGGCGGGGACAGCATCCACGGAAAGGTGGCAGCCGAGGCCATGGACTTCGGGGACAAGGCGATCGCGAAAGCAATGAGCGTCGCATACCGGACATTCCTGCTCCAGGCGCTCACCATCCCCACGGATGAGCCCGACCCGGATGGGGAGTCCTTCGAAAGGGGGGTTCCCAACGGAATAGGGGGTTCCCAACGGAATAGGGGCACCGGCGGCGACACCCCCCTCCCAGCAGAAAAGGGGGTTCCCAACAGGACAGCGGCCGAGCAGTGCGGCATGATCCTCGACGGATTCTGCGCCGCCCACCAGCTAAACGGAGACAAGGTGCGTGAGGAGTACTTCGCCGCCGGGGGCAAAGCCGTCCCCGACATGCTCCGTGCATGGCTACAGAACAACTACGGGGCAGGGAAGGCACAGTGAACAAGGAGAACGCGCTCCGCAGGGCCGCCATCGCAGCGCACGTTGCGAAAGTGGCCTCCCAGGAGAAGAAGAAAGCCCTCAGCGAGCTCATGGAGGTGATGGCCCCAGGAGACCGATCGTACGCCACAGTCAACGGGGAGCAGGTGGGCGCCATCAGCGTCACCACCGCCACCCCCGCCTATCAGGTGACGGACGAGCAGGCCCTAGTCAGGTGGCTCGAGTGGAACAAGCCCGACGCCATCCACCGGGTCCCCGCCCCATGGTTCACGGCGAAAGCCGCCCTAGACGGGTTCATCAAGCAGACAGGGGAGATCCCCGACGGAGTTGAGCTCGTGACGCCCGACCCCAGGATCTCGGCCCGCGTCTCTCCAGCCCAGGAGGAAGCCATCCGGGAACTCATCGCCATGGGGGATATCAGCCTCATAGAGATTGAGGGCGCGGAATGAGCCAGTCGCAGGCAAGGTGGGCGCGCCGGAAGGGGTCTCCCAGGAAAACAGGACCCTCCCAGGAAACAAGGGAGGCCGTGTATGAGAGGGACCAGCACCGGTGCGCTCGCTGCGGCCGCCACATCGCCACCTACGCCGCAAGCATCCAGCACAGGAAGCCTCGCGGCATGGGCGGCACCAAGGACCCGTCCATAAACAGTCCTGCTAACCTCATCCTCCTCTGTGGGGACGGGGTAAGGGGCTGTCACGGGTACATCGAACAGCACCGGGAGGAAGCCAAGCAGGATGGCTACGGTGTTGCATGGTGGGAGGACCCCGCCGCCATCCCGGTGCGGTACTGGGACGGAAACACATACACACTCACGAACGAAGGAGAACGAACATGTTCATGATCCCTATGGGTGGCTGGTGGACTCGCCGCCACATCCCCTGGCACGACGAGTGCATCTATGGCGCCTGGCGCCCAGTGCCCTATCCTCGCTGCGGGTGGTACTGACATGCCGTGGCAGATAGTAGCTGTCGAGTACTCGCGTGCATCAATCAGCTGCGACTGGCCCGCTTGCACTAACCGGATTGACTTGAATGCGATCCCCGCCGACTTCGACGCCGAGATCAACGAGCTAAACAAGGTCAGGCGCCTAGCGCTCCGGCGCGGCTGGACAGTCGCTCCGGAGTCATACAGAGTCACATGCCCCGACCATAAGCCACCAGAGAACAAGGAGAAACCCTAATGAGCACACACAACCCGGACAACAGCGACACGGCGAAGAAAATCCGACAGAAGGCTACCAGCCTGGGGGCGTACATCAACCGGAAGCCATGGAGCACCCTGGGGCTGACTACTGAACTGTATGACGACGTTGGCTCCCTGGGGTTCTCGATCGAGCACCTCATGGACGCCAACCTTCAGCGAGCCGACACTACCCCACATCACAACTCCATTCGGTCTAAGCTCGAATTTATCGCGATGGGGGTGATGGAGCTCTTGCTTCACTATGGAGTCGAGGATTTCGGGGAGGTGTTCGTCGCCGAGTATGAGCGGGCCGCCGCCAAACATCCAGGCATGACGTTGGACTGTGACGGCCTCACGGACGAGTCCCGCTTCTACGCATTGGCGGAGGAGGTGGGTGAGGTCGCCGCTTCACTCACCTACGACAACGCCGAGGGCACCGGCCACAACGCCGACACCATCGCCGAGGCCACCCAGGTCGGGGCACTCGCACTCGCCTGGCTCACCCGCTACCAGGACGGGCCCCAAGCATGACCGCTATCCAACGACTCCAAGCCGCCCTCGACAGCTACGACGATGACGAGCTCATGCGAATCATCGAGGACGCGGACCTGGATGATGTCGGGCACCTGCGTGACCTTGCCCAGGAGGCCGTAGACATCGCAGAAGAGTACGAATACCACCTCGAACGATCGGAGGAGCGATGAGCGTCCCGGCCAGGATTGTCGACAAGCTCAGGAACTACGAGTACGAGAAGTGTGGCTATGAGGGTGCAGTCAATGACATCTACGCGCTCATTCAGCGCATCGCCGCCCTCGAAGAGGAAATCGAAGACCTATGGGTCGAGGCCCGCGAGAAGAACGCGTGGGAGGGTCGCTATAACGCGCTCCTCGAAGAGTGCGAAGCCAGCCGGCCACGTGAGATCGACGGCGGGGAGTCGTCGCGCGGGGCCGCCAGCATGACCGTCGCGCTGGACGCTAACGGATATCCGTGGCTCTGCTACGAGGGTGGCTGGTGGCGGCTGGTCAAAGATGTCGCCCAGGGCAAGCGCAGCGAGCTTCACCCGATCCTCGGCCCCTACACCATCGTCTACACCCCCAAGAGGAACAACCATGACTAACTGGCCCACGGCACCCCTCATCCGCATCGCCAGAGGATCTGCTGACGGCTGTGAATTAAAGGATGTTGTCGCCATCAAGGGAAATGCGGTTAACGCATACCGAGGCTACGGCCTGCATCTTGTGGAAGGATGGGATGGTGATGAAATTGAGGAATGGGAGGAGGTTGAGGCCGTCCCCACCGCTGCACTCAAGCGCCTACGGGATGTGTTCCTTGGTGTTGAGTTGCCATTCGCTCAGTTCGCTGCTATCCAGCAGGTCACCTCCTACCTGCCCCCCAACGAGCCTAGCGCCCTCGACCAGGCTGTAGCTAGGGTCAAGGCCCTTGGCGACTTGCCCTCTAATCTTGACCATCCCAGCCAGGAGAATAGGTTGGCGCTATTGCTGGGGGCGCTGGCAACCCTCCAGGGGGCGAAGTATAAGGCGCAAACACTTGCGACGATCGTCTGCGTGTGCACCACGTGGGCGAACGCCCTTTCCGTTGCCGGCGGCTCACTCGATGAGGTTAGGCGGCGCGTCGAATCTGACCCTGATCGGGGTGGGTTCACCATCATGGCGAACATTGCCGGGGATGTCGCCAGAGACATCGATGACGGTCTGACAAAAAGCAGGAAACAGAACCTACTCACGATCGCCCACTACGCCCTCGCATGGCTTGTTGAGCTGATCGAAAAGGAGGAGGCATGGGTTTCGCGCTCGGAGTGACCATCATCGTTGCGCTCGCCGCCCTAGCCGCCTGGGCCTATGAGCGGGGCACCCGCGAGTACTACGACCTAGAGGCCCAGCGGTACAAGGCTGCGGCAGACAGGTGGCGTCGCGCCTACAACAGCGCCGCAGATCGAGCTAGGCAAGCCAGTGGCGAGGACGCGTAAAAGCGCCAAGGCCGCGGGGGCGCGGTTTGAGAGAGTAGTCGCCGACTACCTTGCAGAGGAGTTGGCTGACGACAGGATCGACCGCGCCCCCAAGGCCGGAGCCAAAGACAAGGGCGACATCGCCAACGTACGCATGGGCGAACACAAGATCGTCATCGAATGTAAGGACGTCGCCCGCACGGACCTGCCGAAGTGGGCACGCGAAGCACAGGTCGAGGCCGAGAACGCGGGCGCCCTCATCGGCGTCGTTGTCCACAAGCGACGCGGAGTTGCGAAACCTGACCAGCAATGGGCTACAATGACACTCGGAGACCTCACCAAACTCCTGAAAGGACACCAATGAAAACCATCCCCGGCTACCTCACCAAGAACGAGGCAGCCAACATGCTCGGCATCACGCGCCGAACCCTCGACAGGTACATCACGAAGCACAAGATCCCCACCTTCCGGTTCCTCGGAAACCCTGTCATCTACGTGCAAGAGCACGACATCAAGAACCTCTTCAACCCCATCCGAAAGGCAAGCTAGCCATGGCAGCAGACGTCATCGTCGAAGGGAACCTCGGGCAGGATCCCGAAGTGCGGTACACCCAGAGCGGCAAGCAGGTCACTGAGCTCCGTATCGCCGCCACCGCCTCCCGCAAGGACCAGGCCGGCAACTGGGAAGACGACGGGGATCCCCTGTGGGTGACCGCCTCCTTCTGGGGTGAGCAGTACGGCCACCTTGCAGACACTCTCAAGAAAGGCGACAAGGTAACCGTCAGCGGCGTACTCATTCAGCGCGGCTGGGATGGCAACGACGGCCAGCGGCGCACCAGCCTGGAGATCCGCTTCCCTCGCTTCCGCGGCGTCGTCCCCCGCAAGAACACTGGCCAGCAGCAGGCATCATTCAACGCCCCCCAGGGCGGCCAGCAGGGCGACCCCTGGGCCAACGCGGGGGCGCCGTTCTGATGGACCTAGAAGACGTGGCATGCTTTCTGTGGGGGTTGTCGCGGGTCGTCTTCTGGGCGGCAGTTGGTAGCCTTCTCGGAATCGCCATCACCCTCGCCCCTTGGCCGATTAAGGCAGTCATCATCCTGCTTTTTGCGTCACTAACGCTGGCGTTAGCGGCTAGGGCGGCTCACGCGTGGTGGCTGCACCGTTAACCCGCAAGGTGACCCACCCCCACTCGAGGGGACAAGTCATCTGCGACGCCTGCTTCACCACAATCAGGCAAGGGCTCATGTATCGGAGGGACACCTGGAAGGACGGAACCTACCACTGGTCCCTCCGGTACTGCCCAGACTGCTGGCTCATCCTCGAAGAGGTAGAAGCCACCACACACCCCATCTACGGCGGCCCAGACGCCGAACACTACGAGCAATGGGCCGCCACCCATATCGAAACAGGAAGAGCCAAATCGTGGCTGATGAGAACATTTCCACACTAACCAAGCAGCAGCTATCCGATATAGTCGCCGCCGCCGCAACACACCGTCCGTTACACTTGCTTTCGATCTTCCACAGTTCTAGGGCAATACGAGTTCAGGCATACGACATAGAGTGCCGCGAGTGCTACGGGGAATGGATACTCAGTATCCTGGACTCTGGAGATGTGGCCCTCCAAGTTGAAGCCGGAGGAGTTTTGTGGATGGAAAACATCAGCACTCACATGCCCGCAATATGGCCCCGCGTTATGGATGGGTTGCGAGACTGGGGGAAGTTGGTCAACATGGTTGAGGCGGGCTCCGCTTCAGGGGTGCATCCAGCAATAAACCACCTATATCCGGCGAATCTTATGGACGTCGCCTCATACTCGCCACTTGGAGAAAAATTATGGTAGACATCAAGGCCAACGGACCACAGTGGCGCGCCCACATCACATGCGCCCGCTGCGGAACGGCCCACATCGAGCAGGCGCACCCAAGGACAAAACCATGGGTGGCCGTCGAATCAACCATCAAAACCACCGCCCGAACCCTCGGCTGGAAAGTCGGGACCGAAACCGCCCTCTGTGCGGCGTGCAGGAGAAACAAATGACCACCATCTACCAGGCATACGACCTGATGACCAACACCAAGCAAGCCACAGTGAAGTGCGACCACTGCGGCAAGCGAGCCTCAATCATCATCAAGCCAGGCAGCGCATTCGAGGACAATCAACGCGAGATGGTCGAAACCCTCCACTCTTACGGGTGGGACTTTGAGCTCACCCCAGAAGGGCACTGCCTGTGCTCGCAGCACAAGGAGAAGCAATGACTGCCAAGGATCCTCATGCTGTACAAGGCAAGTTCATCGCAGCCCGATGCACATGGCGCCCCTACGCCAAATACCTCACGTGGCGATGGAAGAAGCAGGGTTACGGAACCGCATACGTCCCCGTCAGCCTTTGCAAGGCCCTCGTAGGCGCGATAGAATACAAGCACTCCGTTCGATGAGTGGGTAGGTGCGCGGCCCAGGGGTTGACCAAAAGTCCCCCTGGGCCGCAGTCGCACCCAAGGACAGAAAGACGCAACACGCATGACCCCCCTTGATGAAGCGATCATCGAGAACGACCTCCTCCCGGAGGATCAGCGACTCACGAATGTTGAGCTTGCCGAGAAGCACAACACCTCCGAGGCGTCCGTGAGGCGCCACCGCGCCAAGCTCAAGAGACGCGGCGCCCCCAACGAGGGGAACGACGCATTCTTCAGTGACGTCCCCGTTGACGCAATCGTCCAGCGGGGGAAGACCATACGCCTCCCCGACGGATCCTATGAGAAGATCACCTGGAAGCCTGGGGCAGTCGAGATGGCTGAAGCCAGGCGCCTCTCCTATGAGGACCTGGAGCCGGTCTTCCGGGAGCCTCTCCTGTCGAAGCCTGCCCCGATCATCAAGGACGACGAAGACACCCTCGTGGTCTGCATGGCGGATTATCAGCTTGGGAAGCAGGGCAGCGGCGGCGGCACCGAGGACACGGTCCGGCTCGTGCGCCGGGCGATCAAGGATATCGCGGACGACATTCGCTTCAGGGATCCATACAAGCGCATCATCATTGCCGACGTCGGAGACTCGACCGAGGGCTTCTGGAACGTCGCCAGCCAGGCCCAGACCAACGACCTCAGCCTCACCGACCAGATCCGCACCGTGCAGCGTCTCTACGCCGAGGCTGTCCAGATGCTCGCCCCGCTGTGCGAGTCCATGTACTATGTCGCCGTCCCGTCCAACCACTGCGCTGTCCGCACCGGGACAGGCAAGAACAGTCGCGCCAACGCCCCGGACGACGACTTCGGCATTATGATCTCCCACAACATTGAGGACATCATTGCTGGCCGCCCAGGATATGAGCACGTCACCTTCCACCGTCCCGAGAAGTGGGAGGAGGCCGTCACCGTGGCCGCCGCGGACGGCACCCGCATCGGCTTCACACACGGCCATCTGGCGGGCTCACAGTCGAAGGTGCCTGCTTGGTTCAGGGACCTCGCGTTCGGCCGTAGGAGTGGCCTCTACGACGCCAGGATCCTAGTGCACGGGCACTGGCACAACTTCGGCGTCAGCCAGGTCGGGGACGCCCGGTGGGTCATCTCCTGCCCTTCCGCTGACCGCGGCTCAGACTGGTGGACCAACATCAGCGGGGACTCCACCAAACCCGCCATCCTCACCTTCGAGGCCCAGGGCGGCAACGCCTCCGCCTGGGAGCTCTACTCCTGACACACTAAGCCCCCCGCTTGTAACATGGCTGGTACAAGCGGGGGGCTTGTTGTTAGGCGGCCTTCGTGACCTTAATGTCATGGATCACTACCGGCGCCTTACCCGAGTCCGGAGTCTCCAAGTAGGGACCCCACTTCTCGGCGAACTTGAACATGCCAATATGCTTGTCGACGTCCATCGGCGTGATCTTCGCCTTGTAGAGCTTGTTGTCCCCAGGGAACGCCCTGAACTTCACGAACTCCTCCCCACGGCGCACCTCGATCAGGTCCTCAGCGGCCCACAGGCGCCCGATACGCAGAGGCACCATGGCCTCCTCCTCACCCTCACCGGATCCGTGATAAGAGTAGCGGATCTCGATGTCCCACGTCCCCTTGGCTGAGCGCATCTGCTCAGGCGCCGGGTGGAGCGGGGTGTGCTCCTTGTCAACGATGACCCCATCACCAGCCGGGGATGCGGTAACGCCAGGCCACTCGGTCACGGGCGGGAACGAGTTCTCTCCGCCGCTGATGGGTGTCGTCGGGCGCACAATGATCGTGCCGACAGGTGTCCCCTCAGGCACAAGAGCTCCGCGGTCTAGGCGCAGCAGGCGCGGGGTGGCCGCCACCGTGGCCGAGAGGGCGTTCACCCTGGAGGACGCCTCTGACGACGCGCCGTCAGCCGCCGTCGCCCGCGCCCGAGCCTCCTCCGCAGCAGCCTTAGCCGTGACCGAAGCCGCGGAAGCATTCGCAGCATCTGCTCGGACGCTCGCAATCTGGGTCTCTAACTGATCTCGTGTGGGCCGCAGCTCCAGTGCGTCTAGGAAGTCCTTCCGGGTCACGTACTGGGCCGGGTCAAGGTCAGGCTGCTCCTTGCCCTCATCGTTGATCTTGACGCCACTCGTGCCGATGTTGATCGTCACCTGCGATGGGCCGCAGTATCCGGTCTTCTCGTCTGCCATGGTTTCCTTCCTCAAACCTGAATCTCTAGGGTTGTAGGCACCTCTCTGATGCCGTCCCACACTGTCACGGATGCTTCGACCTCGGCCGCGCCATCCCACACGGTAGCGGCCGGGCCAGACGGCGCCGGAGTCTCATAGACCTTCACGTAGCCGAACTTGACATCCGTCGACTCGCGAACAGAGATGGACGGCAGCCACTTCGCGTCAACCGCCGCAGGCAGGTCAAAGTCGATGACGACGCGAGCATTCTGCGCCGCCGGGAGACGCCTGTCATGGATGGCGACATCCCCGACCTTCACATTCGCGGCAGTGTACTTATTGACCACGACCCACACGACCGCCTCGGCGTCGGCCGAGTACTCGTACTCAACAGTCCACTTCCGCCCCCCCGCGGGGAGTGCGTACCTGTCGAAAAGGGTCGAAGAAGAACCGGCCCGAATTAGTGCCCCGCCACCATCCGGCACCCCATTACCTCGCCACCACTGACTAAATGCGGGGAGCAAACTATCTGCCATTACGACTCCTTCCTGACGATGATCGTCCCGGTGGGCGTCCCGGCCGGGACCGCCTCATGCTTGCCGAGAGTGACAACCTTGGGGCGGGACCGCAGCTCATCCACCTCCAGCTTCAGAAACAGGTAGCCCTTCAGCCACGGAACCACGAGCTCAAGGATGTGACTCGACGGCGGATTGGCGTAGGGGTTGCCGACAGGCTCCCACTGGCCGCCCTGCTGTGGATCCTCGCGCAGTTGCCCGTCCGTGATGTATAGGTGGGCGATGCCGAGGGAGTCGGCCTTGTCGAAGACCTTGCGGTAGTTCTCCGAGGTGACGCCGTGGACGACGGCCCACCAGCGCGTGGACGGGTACGCCTTCATGTGGTCGGGGAGGATAGGCGTGCCGGGGTCCTCGTTCAGGAACGCCGCGGCATCCTTCTCGAACATCATGCAGACGTCGAAGTCCAGGGCGCACATGTCCTGGGAGATGTTCGCCCCCGTGTTGACGACGATGAGGAAGTCCCGACCGTACTTGGCGCGGATCTGGTCGATCAGTGACTTGTAGGCCGCCACGCGGCCCGCCTGGGCGCCCCAGCCGGTGACGACCTCATCGAGGAACACGCCCTGGCAAACATCCCCATACTGTGTCTTGGCCTTCTCGATCTGCCCGAGGATCTGGTCAGGCGTGTACTTGTCCACGTTGGGGACGTTATTGCGGCCAGGGTCGCCGACGGGGAGCGTCGCCGCGAGGTACTGGGTCTTCACATAGAACACGGCGCGCTTAGCTCCAGCGGCGAGCGCCAGCTCGGCCTGCTTTTTGAAGTCTGCCTCGTAGGTGTCCCAGTCTCCGCTGCGTCGGTTCAGGATGACGATGCCGAGGGATCCCGCGAACTTTAGGATCTGCGCCCACTTTGAGGTCTTGCCCGGTTTGCCATCATCGTAGTAATCGGGCCAGAAATACGTCACCGGGGAGTAATAACGCTCCCCAGGCTTGAACGGCGAGAGCGCAGCCCTGAGGGAGTCGACTCGCCGGGTGACGTCGTTCAGGTCCGCCAGGCCAGCCTTCTGCCCCAGTTCGCGCTGAAGGTTGTCGTTGGAGGCGTACAACTGATCGGCGTCGGAGCGGGTGACATAATCAGCCAGGGACGCCTTGGGTGCGTAGGTGCTGGCGGCGTCGGCTGAACGGAGGTAGGGAGACAGGTCCGACTTAGTGGCATACGTGGCGGCCGCAGAATCCTTAGGGAGGGCCGCATCTGCAGTGTCCTTGACCCCATCTATGCGCACCCCAAGAGCATCGTCAGCCTGCTTCACATCCGCCTTCGTTGCGAACCCAGAAAGGTCCGGGGCCTGACCGCCACCACCGAGTTGCGCCTGTGCCAGCGCCTCCTTGGTGGCGTACCGTTCTGCAGCAGTATCAGTTTTCAGATAGCCTGACAGTGATTCTTTCGTGGCGTAGGTGGAGGCCACTGATGACGTGGTGGCGTATTCTGTGAGCTCAGTTTTCGTTGCTGCAGCCTCCGCTGTACTGCGAACGCTGTCGATGCTCCGGGTGAGGCTGACGCTCTCAGCCTGAGCCTCCTCCTTAGTGGTGTACGTAGATGCTGCTTCCGTGCGGGGGACGGCAGCCTCCGCTGTCGCCTTCACGGCATCTATCCGGCCTCCAAGTGCCAGGTCAGCCTCCGTCATCTCCGACTTCTTCGCCAATGTTGAGGTGTCCGGCAGGCGCTTCTCTGTGTCCTGGCGGAGCTGCGTCACCTCCTCTTTGGTGGCGAACACCTGATCAGCGCGCGTCTTCGAATACCAAGTAAGGTCAGCCAATGCCGTTCCTCCATTTCAATATTCCGCCCCCGACGTCGATGACGTCGGCCGGGTTTACTGCTTCCAGGTTCCCCGAGTCATTGATCCTGACCAGCGGGGTGGGGGAGGGGGGTGGTGTCACGTCTGTGACCACCCTCCCTCGGATAATGTCGACAAGGTCGACGGTGGTTCCGGCGGTGATGTGAGCCAGGTACTCGCGCCTGCCGTCGAAATCACCGGGAATGTAAATGATGACCCGGTAGTTCATCTCGCCTTCGAGAAGAGTCTCTGGGGCGGCAAGCTGAATGAATCGCTCTTCGCGGGCGCTAGTCAAGTATCCGTCAGGGGATAGGCGGGCGGCGGCGTAGTGGTATATGGCTGCCTGCCCTCCGCCTTCCTCGACTGCGCGATACTGGCCTATGGGGATGAACTCGACGCGCCCCATGCGCCCAAGCCCTTCGGGGCCGATTATTCGCCCAGTAATAGAGGCGTACCCAAAAGTCATGGATCCTCCCGTGTTAGCTACGCCTTGTTCTTTATTCTGTCGATGCGGCTATGCATCGAATTGATCTCATTATACACGTGAGTCCGATCGGCCCTGGCATCATTGCGGACACCCTCAACCTGCCCCTCGAGCCCCTGAATGCGGCGCGACTGATCGGCAACACTCTCCCTGAGCGCGCCCACGGCGTCAGCGAGAACATCCATCTTCTTAGTCAGGTCATCGAATCGCATATCAAGGTCATCTCGCAGGTTGACGGCGTGGTTATTGTGCACCCCTTCCGAGGCGGATTCGGCGGCGTCCGCAGCGCGCGCAACATGGACACTCATGCGGTCCATGCGCTCCTCAGTAAGCTTCTGCTGGCTCTTCAGCTTGCTTGTCAGGCGAGCCACCAGTGCAGCCAGTAGGGCGACCATGGCCGCAATCAAGTCAGGTGATGTGAGGATCTGCCCTATCGGCAGGGCGCTCTCTACTGGTTGCACCGCTCACTCAGCTCGCGTGGCGGGGAGTGTACTCGGGCTCGGCGGTGGCGATACCACGGTCAGTCTCAGCCGGGGCAGCGAAGGCCTTCAGCACAGAAACCAGGGTGGCCGTGGCAGCGAAACCAACAATCGCCTTGAAGTCGAGGGAATAGATAGCCTTGTCGACGGCAATGCCTGACAGGACAGCGCCAGCCAGGGTGGAGATCGCGCGCTCAGCAAGGCCGGACCAGAATGAGGGAGAAGCGTAAACGCTCATGAAACCCCTTCCACATAACACTAGAGGGCAGGACTTCCGCCCCACCCTCTAGTCTACCGTCGCCCGCGGTTCGCGGTCACATCAGCCGGAATGAGCCCGGTCTCGAACGGTTCAGGGCCTCCTGAAGGGCCGCCCAGGTGGCCTCCCCGGCCTCGCCGTCAATGTAGTCGCCGAAGCTCCAGCCGGGGGCGAACTGGTTCCACGTGGAACCAGCGACGGGGCGCACCCAGCACCACGCCCAGTACTGGAACACCTTGATCGCCTGCGAGTCCCATCCCCTGTCCTCGGGGAGTCGCCCGGAGCCGGTGAGCTGCTTCTGGGACGCCTCGGGTACAGTCTTGTTGAGGTAGCGTCTCAGGTTGGCGATGGCGTACACCTCAGAGTATCCGGGGGCGAACACCTGAATGAGCTTGCTCACGGTGGCAGGGCCGTACTCGCCGTCCACGACGAGGCTCCCCGACTGTGGTGCCGGGGTGGATGCTGGGGCCTGGCCGTTGATCATCCGGTCCCAGGCGGCCCGGTCACGCAGGCGGTCAAAGTCGAGGTTCCCGTTGTAGCCGGGCAGCTGCCCATACTGGGAGTACTGGTGGACGATCGGCTGCCCCCAGTAGGGGACGCTCGGCACCGCCGGGTCGATGTAGCCCATGTAGACGGTGTTGTAGTTCTCCGGGTCCGCATACCACAGCGGGTACTGGGCGGCCACGGCAGTCCAGTCGTAGCCATTGAGTGCGGAGTCGTTCATGTAGATGCCCGGCGTGGAACCCGTAAGCTGCTTCACGGTATCCAGGAAGGCCTTCGCCCAGCCTGGCCCCTGCGCTACCGCATTGTCCTCCCAGTCAAGCCACAGGGTGGCCTTGCTGCGGAACGACCCGACGGTAGCGACGAACATCCGGGCCTGGGCCGCCGCGTCGCCGGGGCGGGCGAAGTGGTAGAAGCCGAGACGCTTCGAAGCACCCAGGGTGGCGTTGGCCTGGGAGACCATGTACGGGTTAACGTAGTCGTCATCCTCGGCGGCCTTCACGATCACGAAGTCAGCCCAGATGGCGGGGATATTCAGGCCCGCCTGGTGGCTGGAGACGTCAATCCCATGGGCGTGCTGCGGCGCACCCTGGGGGGCGGGTGAGGGCTTAGCCGGGGCGGACTGTGCACCCCCCTTGAACTGTGGCCACTGCTGGAGGAACTTAGCTTCGTTGAAGCGGTGGCAGCTCGTCCACGAGGCGCGCTGAGTGTGCGGGTGGCTGCTGTAGCGGACGGTGCGTGTCTCACTGCCGGTACTGTCGCCTGCGTAGCCGTCGATACTTCCATCTTCGGCGATCCACGCCTCGGACACGAGCGGGTCACTGCCACTCTCGACGGCGATCACGACATGGCCGACGCCGCCCTCGTTCGCGGCCGAGAGGATGATGTCGCCGACCTGGAAGCCGCCGGCAGGGGTGAGGTCTGAGTCGTCCCAGGGGACCTCGTTGAAGCCGTGCGACTCCATGCCCTGGCGCATGTTGCCGGTCCAGAAGTCGTTAATTTCGAGCAACGCGGCATGGCCCCACGGCACCTTATAGGTGTGGTGGATGCCATAGGAGATGGCCCCGCACGCCAGGCTCGAGCAGTCCGCGTTCTGCGGGCTGGAGACGCGGCCGTGCGCGTCGGCCGCGGCGTACCACGACCTGCGCTCAGGCTGGCTGTAGCCGACGTTCTCGCTGTCGCAGATGCGGCGAGCGATCTCAGCAGTTACGGATCCTACGCTCACTTGCTCTCCTTGCTCTCGGACTTCTCGGCCATGAGGGCCACTACCTGCTGTTCAGCCACTACGGACCTGCGGGTCAGGGCGGCGATCTCCATCGTCAGTGCGTCGATCACGGCGAGCGCGTCAACCTGCGTGTTCTGTGTTTCCATTGTTGTCTCCTTCAGGTCGAAAGTCTTCAGGTGGGATCGGCACGCCCCACTCGTCGCGAGGAATGTCATCCAGGTCCGGCGGCGGGGGCAGGGGGTCAACCCACACTGATTCTAGAGCCCTGTCGCGCAACGAGACCTCATCTGAGTCATACTCCCACTCGTCGAGCTGCCTGGCACCCTTTACGAGGACTGCCACCGTCTCCCCTGGGACGCCCCGGACATCCACGGTCCAGGGATCAACATCAACGCCATAGCCGGTGCGGTTGAGTGTCGCTGTCGCGGTCGAGGACGTGAGCACCACCCAGGGCGCCACGGGGGAAGCGATCTTCGGGATGTAGTCAGGCAGCTCCCACGTGGCGCGCCCGCTGGCGTCGAGGGTGACGTTCTCCCAGTACTCCAGCCCATCATACGGCGACTCTGTGCAGCAGTGCTGAAGCATCTTCTTGCGCTTGGCCCACTCTCCGGGGACGCGCATGACGAACGTCTTCCCGCCTACCGCTCGGAAGCCGTCCTTGTCGACGATGGCCTGCTTCTGGGACGCCCACCCCATGATGGTTGCGTTGTTGTTCACCCAGAAACCCTTCCAGCGATCCCCGAAAGGACGGAAGTGACACCCCTGCTCCATGATCTGAAGGGGAATCTCCCCATTCATACCGACAGAGGTTACGTAGTTGTTGACCGAAATAGCTGCTTTCCCTGCAGAACCTGCAGAGAACCCGGAATTCGATGTACTCATGCTCCATGTGACGGTTTTTCCGCCGTACACCTGAAGCCCGGTAGTGGACAGGCGCATGTTCGGGGTGCCGTTATCCGAGTTGGACGGGGCCTGGAAGTACAGGATCCCGCCCCGGTTAGTGGGATCCTCCTTGAACGTCACCAGGGCGGAGTACTTGTAGGGCGCGGAGAGCTTGTTCATCTCCAGGCCAACACCCCAGCGGTCGCCTCGCTGGCCCACATCGTTACCAGATAGCTGCTCGATGATGTCCACGAACCGGGCCTTCGACCAAGAGTCAGTGATACCGACATCCCCGTCAACATACACGCTGCCCGTGGCGGCATTAACGGAGAATGCCACCCTACTGCTATTGGGCTTGTATGCACGGAAGCCCCACGGGTCTATCTTGATGCCTTCATTGTTTCGCTTGGATGTCTGGAATGTGGCTCCGGTGATTACCTGGCCGTCGATCGCGCCACCCTGAATGTTGGAGGCGTTCACTGAGTTGGCGTCCAGCATTCCGGCTTTGATCCGTTCGAACTCCCCCTCTCCGGCGGTCACGATTGCGCTCCACACGTGGTGGGCGGTCGCGTTCACGAAGCTGGCATTACCGGTGACGGTCAGCTGGTCGGTGGTGATCTCCAGGAAGCGGCCGACGTCGGAGGCGATCTTCCGGGCCGTGATCTCGGCGATGTTGGCGGCGCCTGCGGTCAGTTTCCCCACGTCGAGGTTGCTGATCTGCTCGCTCGTGACCCGCATGCGCTCCCAGGTAGCGCCATCCCACTTCCACTCCGCGACGATGTCGAGGGTCTGGGCATCCTGTACGCGACACGTGTCACCGACAGAAGCCCCATTAAACGGAGGTCTAGTGTCCGCGGTGCCACGAATATAGAACACCTCACCCATGGACGTCTTGATGAGGCGAACAGTTGACTCCATCGTGGCGGCCGTGAGCTTGGAGACCGTCTTGGAGTAGTCATCCCCAGCCTCCTCCCACCGCCACCCCTTCGGCGAGTAGACGATCGTCGACCCAGGGGCGTCCCTAGTGTTCGACGGGGACGAGTGCCCAGGGGAGGCAAACGCCGGTACGGTCACATACTGACCACCCCGAGCTCCCTCAGGGGAGAGGAACGGCTTAGTGGGCCCCGGCATCAGGACACCCTAATGATGAAGGGAAGGCCGAAATATGGTGACCTCACGTCGATCGGCTGCGACCCGCCCACGGACGTCGCGATCGGGCTCCGCCCGCCGGAGTTGTTGCCGGTAGAGGTCAGGTACGTGTACCCGCTCGAGCCGATACCGATGTCCTGGCCGGAGGTGCGGGCCTGGAAGCGGCGGGCAGAGTCCTCGGACTCGCCAATCTCGTGAGTGTGTGCGGGCATCTGGTTAATAGACAGGGTGATAGTGGTGTTACCGCCCTTGTTGCCGATGTTGTACTTACTGCCGTCGCCAGAGCCGACAACGGACCGCTCTCGAATGTCGGGGATACGGAAGTTACTGACAGTGGTAGACCCGTAGGTGAGACCAATCACGGAGTACAGCTTCGCGTAAGTGTTCCGGTCAAGGAGGCGACCATCGCAGCGCATCCACCCCTCGGGGTCCCGCTCCGCACCATACATCATGATCGTGCCGATCGGCGTCACCTTGTTCACGAGAGTCTTGATGCCCTCAGCGATCGACTGGACCTGCTTCATGATCTCAGCGGGCTGGCCGTCAACCTTCGTCTCTAGGTTGGTCACCCCCTGGGTGGCGGCGCTGATCCCGTCCTCAATGTGCGTCAGGTCGGCCGCGGTGATGCGGGTCTCGTTCGCGCCGAAGCCGTCCCTCCACTGTTTCGCTGCACTGTAAGGCTGCACTACCTGTCTCCTTCCGCCCTGAGGACGAAGATGCGCCCATCAGGGGCAATCCACATGCTAGAGCCAATTGTCCCACTGTCTGGCGGCACAGGTCCAGACGAGACAAGGTTCGTAGCCACCTGAGTCATCGCATCCGTCAGGTGACGCATCTCCTTCAAGGTGCCTTCACGGGCAGCCTGCTGCATGGCGTCACTACCCTTGAGCTTGTCCTCGACCTGCTTAGCGATAGCGTCAGCGTCGATATTCTGCTTCAGCGTGATAGTCGCAGCCCTACCCCAGGCCGACCTGTTCCCGGCGCGGTCATAGGTGCGCATACACACCTCATACTCGCGCATCTCCAACCCGGCCAGGGAGATCCGCTGCACCGGGGTGGGCATAGTACTGAACGCGCCAGGCGCCACACCGGGGAGCTGCACGCTCACCTCAGCGCCCGCAAAGTCAGCGGGCATGGACTCCCCGTTCTCGCCGATCATCAGCCATCCCACGTTAAGCACGCCGAGAGTCTGCGACAGGCGCGGCACCGGAGGCACCGGGGGAGGCGTCACGTCCGTGGCGGTCGTGATCATGAGCGGCTGAGACCACGCCCCCACGCCATCCTGCGTCTGGGCCCGCACCCAGAACCGGTACTCCACCCCCACCTCGAGCGGCGCAATAGCCGCAGTAGTGGCCTCCGCGCCCTTCGTCACGTACGAGCCGGAGCGCTCCGCACTAAGCTTCACGTTCTGCCATGAGACCTCATAGCCGGTGACATCCACCTTCGTTCCCAGGGCGTCGGCATCCACCTTCCCCCACTGGAGCTCCACGACTGCGGTAGGCCACCCGTCCTGGCCGACCACAGCCCTAGTGGATCCCGTTAGTCCCTGGGGTGGGACAGGCCAGTTCTTCGACACGGGAGGGTTCGGGCGCACCCCGTTACCGCTCGTGGTAGCGAGCCCCACGATGCCCTTCGTGCGCTTCGTGAGCCGCCCCAGGAGGCTATCCAGGACCGTCCCGAACGTGGTGTGCCCTGAAACCATCTGCTCCTTCTGGGTGACGCTGATCTGTGCGACCTGAAGGCGTTCCATGCCGCCCTGTCGCTCAACCATCATCCAGTCGCCCAGGCGGTAGTCCTGCCATGGAAGCAGGTGCACGTCAGGCGCCGCCCACTCGCGCTTGATCTCCTCCCTGACATGGGCCCCGGACTTCAGAGTGGCTTCCGCCACTAGCCTCGCGGTAGCCTCAAGCTCAACGCCGCCCGCCTCTACAACCTTCTCTACGCGCCGCATGGACTTCGGGGCGGTGTCATTGTGGATGAGCCACGTGCGGCCGGATTCGCCCTTCACCAGGACGTCGGTGCACATGTCAGCCCAGGTCGCCGCCTCCGGGGCCCCAGTGAGGGTGGTCGCCAGGGGCCATAACCTGGAGGCCGTGAGATCCCTGGCCTGCGTCGTGTCAGCGTTATAGATCTTCAGGGTGCGGCCCTGCCACACCGTGTCAATCATTCCCAGATCCCGGAGAGAGTCGACGATCTGAAGGATGCTGATAGAGGGGTCGAAGTAGAGGGTGACGACTTTCGCCCACCGCTGGTTGGCGGAGTCGGTCATGGTGGTGGCGTCCAGGGTGAGGCCCTTGCCCCACCCGCGCTTGGCGGCTGCCTGCCAAACCGTGCCGATGATCTCCCCGGCGTTCTTGGACAGGAACTTGAACTTGCCTTCCTTGTCCTTCGCCGCCTCGGGGACGGACCAGACCAGCGCCTCCTTCATGTAGTCACTGACGTGGATGGCCTCAACCTTGCGGGAGTCCGTGCCGTCATTGACGAGGTTGTGCTCGGTCTTCTGGGTGACGAACCGGGCGTCAGGTAGCTCCTCCCACGTGTCGCCGTCGAAGGTGGCCTCAACAGCAACCTCAACCTCGCCCTCAAGGACACTGCCACGGACAGCGTTAGGGCCAGGCGCGTACGACAGAGACAGGGTAGGCGCCTCGCCACGCGGGGTGGTGACGGTCATCTCCAGGACGTCCGGGACCACCCCGATACGGTCACCCTGGACGGCGTAGGCGACCGCACGGAGCTGCATGCCGGGGAAGTAGGTGCGCTGCATCAGTAAGCCCTCCTCGCCCGGATCGAGCCCGCCGTACCGGTGACCTGCAGGACGATCTTGCCCTCACTGTTGGGGGTGAGCTGGAACCCATCCGGGGACATGCTGATCTCCGCCGCCCTGCTAGGGACACCCGGAACGGGCTCCCACCGTTCGGACACCTGCCTCCAGGCGTCATAGCGAGCCACGTCAATAAGGAGTCTCTGGCCGCCCTCCATGGTGCCACGCCACGTGAGCGACGTCCCAGAGGTGACATCCTTGATGGTGCACGTGTTCGCGGTGGGGGCGAGCTTCAGCAGGGCGTCAGTGATCGGGGCCGACCCGCCCGCAAGGCCGTCGAGGTTAGGGAGCGTCACCTCCACTGGGGTCACGTCGCGCCACACCCCGTCAACGGCCTCGAATATGACTGTCGTGTCGATCGCCCACTCCCCGTACCTCCATGTTGGCTGGGCGACGCTCACGAGCCGTACGCGGGCCTCCCTGGGGTTAGCGCCGGCCGGGCGGTGCTGGAGCACGCCCAGGGCCCCGGAGAGCCGCAGGCGGGCCATGAGAGCCTGCCAGTTCGCATCCAGGGAGGCCCTGTCCTCCCCTTCGACCATGAGTGCGACAGTCACCTTGAACGTGCCGAACCTCGTGGCCGCCCCGTCGATGACGCCACTCCTGGAGGGGACCTCGGTGGACGTCAGGCGCGGCTCCGGCACAGCTGGCAGGAGGGTGCCCTCCATGACCCGCCACTTCCCCGGCTGGTCCAGGTCTACCCCATTCAGGTGATACTCACTGCTCATGTTCTAATCCTAGATGCTCGCGGCCAGGCGGATAGCGTCCGCGACGTCATCGCGGGTCTTCGAGTCCCGCTGAGCCTGCGGGTAGTTGTTGGTGATGTTGACCGTGGTGCCACCGGATGTGCGACCACCCTGCGTGGGGGCCTCGAGGTCCATGTTGCCGAACTGGCGCTTCACCGACTTCTCGTAGTTCCCCGAGACGGTGGCCGAGATCTCTGGTGCCACATCCCTGCTCAGGGTGTTGGTGAAGCCCTCGAGGGAGTCCCTGACTGCCGAGTACTGCGACTCGAGGCCGTTAATGAAACCCTGCATCACCATCTGGCCTGCGCCCTTAAGGATTACCCGGTCCACGGGGGCGGGGCCCTTCCAGGACGTCAGCTTATTGGTGAGTCCCCCCAGTGAGGACTTCACTGAGCCGTACATGGACTTCAGGCCGTTAATGAAACCCTGGATCACGTTCCTACCGGCGCTCATAAGCCAGGACCCGGCGCTGGAGAAGACATTCCTGATACCGTTGGGTAGGTTCCTGACGAAGTTGACGGCCCGGTTGACCCCGGAGGAGATAGTGGACGTGATGGCGTTCCAAGCCCAGGACGCACCCTGCTTGATCAGGTTCCACCCGGCGGTGATGACGCTCCCGAGAAGGTTCCACGCAGCCTGGGCGATCGCCACGATCGCGGCCCCGAAGTTGCTGAACGCGGACTTCATGAAGTTCCAGACACCAGAGCCGATCTGCTTGATCCCATTCCACGCCTGGGACCAGTTTCCTGTGATGATGCCCATGACGACATTGATGACTCCCTGGATCACCTTCATCATGTTGACGATCGTGTCCCGGATGATGTTGACAATTGGGATGACGATCGGCATGAGCGCCTGAACCACTGTCCCAATCAGCTGGAAAGCCGGGATCAGCAGCCCCATGATAGCCTCAACAATCGGCTGAATAGCTGGAACGATCGCAGCCAGAAGTTCGGTAATAATCGGCCCCAGCACGGCGAACAACTCCGACAAGAGCGGGCCGAGCGCCTGAATCACGGGCATCAGCGCCGACGCCAGCTGCTCGATGATCGGCGTAAGGATCGGCACCAACTGCTGCAGTACCGGGGCGAGCTGCTCCACCAGCTGCGCCACCAGAGGCGCGATAGCCGCCAGCAGGGTGCCAGCCACAGTAGCGATCGCCCCGAACGCCTCCCCCAGTGCGGGCATAGCCGGGGCGAGAGCCTGAACAGCCGTAAGCAGCCCCGAGAAGAACTGCACCAGCCCCTCCTGGAAGGCAGGATTCTCCAGGGCCGTAGCGATTCCCTCAAGAGCGGTCTTCAGGGTATCCCCGATCATGGGGAGGATCTGGGCCAGGGTCGGCTCCAGGGACACGAACGCCTGCCCCAGGGCGCCCACGCCCTCAAAAGCCTTCCCCGCCGCCACAGACATCGACGAGAACAAGGATGTCAAGGTCGACTGAAACAAGGGGCCATTAACCGCGGCATTAGCCCTATCCAAGGCCGTAGCAATAGACTCAATCGGGGAAGACCCATTCGCCATCGCCTTAAACAGGCCCGCGAGAATCCCGCCCAGGTCGACCGTAATATCCTTCAGGGTGCCAAACGCCTTCGCCGCAGCCTGGATAGACTGATCCATCTTCCCGGACTCGGCGGACTTAATAGCCCACTTCTCAAACGAGAGAGCGAGATCATTAGCCCACTGGGCAATATTCGGCAGATACTTAGCGCCAACCTCCCCCATCGTGAGGAGGCCGTTAGTGAAAGCGGCAGCCCCAGTCGACCCCAGGCTCAGAGCCTGAGAAAGGTAGGTCAGGGACTGCTGGAAGCCAGGCAGGTGCCCACTCGCAGCAGTTGCGATCGCGGCCGTCATCGACCCCAAGTGCGTCGCCACCGTAGAGAGGGCCGGAGAGAGCTCATTGATCGCAGTGTTAGCGAAATCCCTGATCGGCTGCGCCGCCTGCGCCCAGTACGAGGACGAGATCTGCTTCTGCAACCCCTCAAACGCGGGACTCAGGTCCCCCAGGACGGTCTTCGCATCCTTCAGTGCGGCAATCAGGACACCAGCCCCAGCGGCGGCGCCACCAAAGATGCCAGGCAGGGCCAGCAGGGCCGGAGTGGCCTTCGCTATACCAACACCCACGGAGGACAGGACACCCATCCCCGCCCCCAGCACGGACACGGCGCCACCAATCAGGGTGGCGACAGTTCCGATCTTCACAGACGCAGTATCCAGGTTACGCAGAAAGTCGTTCAGGTTGCGGCCGATCGACTCAAAGACGTTCCCTCCCGCCAGGGCCTTGAGCTGGGCGGCCACGCGAGCCACGGAAGCCTTCGCGAGGCGCACATGTATATCCACCTTCCTAGGGCGGGTGAGGCGCTTCAGATCAAACCGGGCCTTGCCATCATCGAGGTCAGCATTAACAGTTGCCTTACCGTCAAGCTTATTAAGCTCATGCTTAAGCTTCTTCTTCTGCTCCTCCGAAAGGTGAGCGTGCACGTCAACAACTGAGCGGAGCTTACTGATGTCCTTCTCGATTGCCGCCTTGGCTGCCTTATTTAGCTTCGGGGAAGCATCAATCTGGGCCTTGAGGGACTTGATCTTCTGCTCAATGTCGGCCACCGACCGCTTATTAAGCGTCAGCTGGGCCTTAATATCCCCAGCCGCCCCCTTCACCTCGCGGGACAGCTTCGCCAGGTCCGTCTTGTCCGTGCTCAGGTGAACATTGGTGCGAATATCGTCGAGCTTCTGCTCAATCCGCTTCTTGTCCTGCTCAGAGAGGTTCGGGTTAACCTTGAGCTCAGCCTTCAGGTCACGCAGCTTCGCCTTCAGCTTCGTGAGAGACCCAGTATCGAGGTCAGGCTCGACAGGCATCTTGGAGTCGCTGCGGCGCACCTTCTCCTGCGCCTTCTTGAGTGACTCCTCGTCAACATCAACCTCAGCGTTAACCTCAACATCGAGGTCACCCACCTGCTTCTGGATGCGGCGGAGCTTCTTCTTCAGCTCGTCAGCGAACTTAGAGAGGTCGGGGACGACCTTGACTCCGAGCTTACCGACAATACCCTTACCGGCCATCCCCTAACCTCTCAACCTAGGGCCCCGAACAGGGCCGCCATCGCAGCAGTATCCTTACTCGATACTACCGTACTCGCCTTAACAGTTCCGGGCCTGGGAGCCATCTCAGAGTCCTTCAGATAGGCCCGCCCGCGGCCACTGGCTGCCTTCGTCTGAAGACGCTGACCGTCAAGCAAGGCGTTCAGCCTCTCCGAGTCGGCGGAGTAGCCGAACCACTGCGGCCCCCCCAGCTGCTTCGCCCTGTACAGTGACCAGGGCTCGTAAGAAAGGCGCTCAAGCAGTGCCTCCACGAGACGAACCCTGTAGCTGCCGTAGACGTCGATGCGGTAAAGCGCCCAGAAGTCCGCGGCAGCATCAGGGTTGTCCCGGAAGTAGTCATCTACTGCTTGGCGCCTGTGGCTTCCCCCGCGTAAGCGGTAGCCAGAGTGATAGCCCCCTCGATGCCGTGAGTGCTGAAGAAGCGGGTCCATGCATCCAGGTCGGCGATGTAGCCGTTGTCCTCGAGGAACTCGGTCATGTCGGCCAGAACGGTCATGTTCTCGTCAGTGAACTCGTCTGAGTCGTCAACCATGGGCAGCACCTTCGCGGTGAGGCGGAGACGCTGGGAAGGGCGGAGCGTGTCGACGGGCTTGAAGATCTCGTGCCCCTCGAGGGTCTCAAAGTCGGGGACTTCATTCTTGGTGGAGGCCATTGCCTTCTCCTTCTGCCGGGGTGCAATGGGGTGTTGCCGTCCGGCCACCACACACCCCTACATGGCGGCCGGACGGAGATCATCAGTTGACAGTGAACTGCTTCCCGTCGGAAGCCCCGACGTTGTTGGTGACCACGACGTTGACCGCGCCGGTAGCGCCGCGCGGCACATAGGTGGTGATCTGGGTGGCGGAGTCCTTCTCGAAGGTCGCCACCTTGTCGCCGAACTTCACCTCGCGGACACCGTTGAAGTTGGTTCCGGTGATGGTGACCTTCGCGCCAACCGCGCCAGTGGCCGGGGCCAGGGTCGTGATGGTCGGCTTCGCTGTGCCAACACCGGTGACGGTGCGCGGCTCGAGCATCTGGACGCGAGTCTTCCCTGACGGGGGAGACAGCAGAGTCCCAGAGATCTTCACCTCACTGAAGTTGTCCAGCGAGAGGGACGGCAGGTTACCGGCCAGGGACACGCGGCGGAACAGCATGCCCGACACGAGTAGGCCATCCTCGATGACGATAAGGACGGCGCGCTCACTGGAGTTGTCCAGCTCGACATCCCAGCCGCCCTTCTCGGCGTCATAGGTGGAGCCGGGGAAGGCGACGCGCATGACGTCCTCACCGAGGTTGACGGCGTTGATGGTCACCTTGTTGGTGACGTCCTCGCGGGTGGAGCGGACGCCCTGACGGTCCCAGGTTCGCTTCGTGGAGGTGTCGCCGCCGTCGGTCTCCACCTCAATCAGGTTCTCGCTTGAGGTGTCACCGAGCCACGTCCACCCAGCGGTCTCGAGCGTGGTACCGTCGCCAAAAGTGTATCCCCACAGGTTAGGGGCGACAGTGTCCACGTTACCGATGTAGACGTGCCCCTTACCCGCGATCTGAATCTTGCTGTTTCCGAGGTTAGCCATCAGGCCCCCTTCCTGGCCGTCACCTGAAGGGACGAAACCATGTTGATGTAGTCTGCCGTGGTCCCCATATCCGTTTCCGGTGTGGGAAGCTGAGTCCACTCCAGGTAAGTCGCCCAGCCCTCAGAGGTAATCATACCGTCCCTCCAAGCCTTATCTACAGCCTGAACCAGGGCATCGGAAGCATCAGAAACTTCATCCCCGTCCGGGCCGGTCATATAGAGTCGCGCACGAATCTGGGTGGCCGCGAACCTGGGCCCAGACGGGTGCGTGCGCGCAATAGTCATCTGCACTCGGCACACGAGCTCATTCATTGGGTCATCCACGTCGCCGTGGGTGCGCCAGACGATCTTCTCGAGGATAGGCCACTCGCTCACACCATGGGCGGCGGCGTCCTTCATGTACCGGTAAATGAACGGGAGAGGATTAACGTAGGCCACTAGAAGCCCCCATTGTCGCGGACTACCCCACGAAGGATGTTGAGGCCAGGAACCCAGGTGCGATACCGTGCGCCCTCCCGCCCAGTGCGGCGCCCCTGGCGATCCTGATACACGTAGTGACCGAACTCTACGGCCGCATCATGGTCGGTGGACGGGGCAATCGTGTAGTCCACCTTCCCCTGCTCCATGCCGTATGAGGCAAAAAGCTCGCCGGAGTCGACGTGCGCAGAAGCGGCAGCCTTCACCTCCGCAAACACCTTCGCCGCCGCCGCAGCAAACTCCGGCTGGCGAGCAACAACCTCCGCAATGTCCTCATGGATGCGCTTATTGTCGTAGGCGTGGATCACTTCGCCACCGTCCCCAGCGTGTCGCAGCGGACACTGAAATGGCGCGTCATCGGCGAGGCGTCATAGGTAAGCGGCTCACCAGCCTGCTGGAAAGTCTTCCCCTCCAGCGACGGGGGGCCCTTAATGATCTTCACCCACGAGTGGGGGCCGCCCGGCCACTTCCGGCCAGTCCCCATAATCTTCAGGGTAGTCTCATCGGTAAGATCACCACGAATAACACGGTTCTCTGTGGCCTTCAACGCGTCACCAGCGGAGGGCTGCACTAGAACCTTGTCGACGTAGAACGTCTCACCGGGCGTGTAGCGGCGGCCGGTGCGGCCCTCAGACACAATAGCGACAGTTACCTCCACGGCGTGAGGCCCATTCTCCAGGTAGCGGCCACGGCGGGGGCGGAAGGTCACCATGTGGTGCGCCACCCCTCCCACCGCTGCAACCCCAGCTCGGGGGCGGCGGGCTTGTCAGGGACCGAAGCCCGGCGGAAAGACATCAGGAATGTCTTCGGCACATCCGGGGACCACTCCCCGCCGCGCCGGTTCCGAGCATATCCATCCAGGACCGGGGCTGCGCTACCCCACCCGCCGGCGCCGCCCTCGAGAGCCTGCCAGTCCCGCTGCGTGATCTCCAGGAGGCCGGAAGCTACAGCCTGATTCACCGAGTAGGTGTAGGTGCCCTCAGTCTCATACTTGTAGAGCCCGCCGCCGGGCGCCCGCAGCACTCGCGCGACAGCCTCGCACTCCACCATGGTGAGAGCCACACGGAACGGGTAGTCGACGCGGCAGCGATTAACTGCATCAGGCATGCGGAGGAGAATAAGGGCCTCGGCGCGCTCAAGGAGGGCGTCCACCCACCTTGCCTCATCGTCCTCGAGGTCGCGCATGAGTGTGCGTTCGACGTCGAGTCTCTCCGCTACGGTCACTTCTTCTCCTCCCTAGGTGTCATCCGCGGGGCGAGGGTTCAGCAACACTCTCGCCCCACGGACTAATCAGCCAGCCTTCTTCGTGATCTTCACGAACGCCTGCGGGTCACGCAGAACCCAGCCGAAGATAGCCTCAACACGAATCGCGATACGGTTCGTGCCGAACAGGTCCATGCCGGCGGCGTACTGGTCGGCGGTAGCCCAGGTGAGGCCCTCAACGAAGCCGAGACGCAGGTTCTCCTTCAGGTCACCGCCGAAGCCCAGCAGGTTCGGCTCAGACACCTTGCCGCGGCCGTTAACAGCCTTGTGATATACGGCGGGGATGCCCAGGACGCTGGTGAACTGGTCAGCCAGGTTCGGGGACGCCTGGTAGAGCGGGCGACCGAAGCCGTCGGTTGCCCCCATGATGATGGACCGGAACTTCGGCGACAGTAGGAACTCGTTGAAGTCGTAGTCGGCCTCGCCGTCAGTGTTCACGACCTTGTCGTAAGCCGCAGCGAGCTGCTTGCCCAGGTAGCCAGTAGTATCGAACTTGGCGGGGTCCAGCTCCACAACATTCGTGGTGGAGGACAGGGACTCCTTGCCCACCAGGGAAGTGCCCGTGAGAGCGTCCTTGCCGTGAATGACGGCGGTGTCGATCGAGCGGGCGATAGCCTCAGCCAGCTGATCCTCCAGGTCATCGAAGGCGTTCAGGGGGTTAGCCATGAGCGCCTCCTTAGAGATCGACACGATCGCAGCAGTCTTGACGGGACTGAAGGTCTTCAGACCAACAGAGACGTCAACGACAGGCTTGTCGGCGCTCTCCTGGACGATACCGGCGACCGGCTGACCAACCGGCATAGTGACCGCGTTACCGGCCAGGGAAACCGGGACGGTGCCAGCGACCTTCTGGACGACGGAGCCAGCGAAAGCCCGCTTCCAGATAGGGGCAAGCACCTCCTTCGGGAAGCCCTCGGCGTTACCGCCAGCGGTAAGCTTTGCAATGGTTGCGACCTTGGCAGCGTTGTCCGCCATTCGCGTCTCCTTCCTGCCTGACCGGCAGAGTTGTTCTAGATGTTGCCCCTGTCAGGCAGGGGTTACTCGGCGAGCCCGAACATGCGGAGGATGGCGGTCTCGCGGTCCTCTGAGTCGGAGCCGACCTGTGCGTCTACCGCGGGGTCGCGGGGGCGCACAGGGGTCTTACTGGTGAGCTCCAGGAGGGTGGACACCTGATCTCCCCACCCGGACTCGTCTCCGTGTAGGAACTGGGCGTACTTCGAGGGGAGGCCCGCGTCACGGATCAGGGAGTCCTTGGCTGCGGTGTCACGCAGGGCCTTGATCTCCTCGTCCTTGTTGGCGAGTACCGCCTCAAGGGCTCCTAGGCGCTCTCTCAGGGCGTCGAGCTCACTGGGCTTGCTGGGCTCCTCAGGGGCGCTCACAGGCTCCTCAGGGGCGGCTGGCGCCTCCTCCTGCTCGGCGGTCTCCGTGTCGGCATCACCCTGGGGCGCCGGCGCAGTAGCCACCTCCTCGACAGGGGTGGCAGCCTCGTCGGATGACTCGGTTGGGGCGTCAGCCATTCCTTCTCCTTTGCTCCTGGTAGAGGCGGCGGTTCATTGCCCGCAGCGCCTCGTGCCCATGAAGGTCATGGGCCTTCACTACCTCATTGTACAGTTGTTCGAATCTAGCATGCTGTTCCTTCCCCGGCCACGCCCTGGACGTGTAAACCGGGACGATCGCGCATCGACAGTTGTTATGGAACCTGTTGACGCCAACGCCAGCTGTTTTAGATGTCTTGTAGACAGGGCCGCGAGAGGCGAGCATTGCGCAGAAGCCGCACGGCCCATTCTTCGAGGGGGTAACAACTCGCGCCCACGCAAAAGGCCTGGCGATCAGTGTCCCGTCCTTTGAGCGGCGGTACTTGTCCGGGAGGTCCTTCAGCGCTTCCGAGTCCCTATACTTCTGAGTCAGCATGCCCTCGGACTCGAGCTCTTTAATGGCCTTGTCGACGCGGTCCGCGACCTCATCGAATACGTCAATCCAGTTCCTCCGAGGGCGGCGCCTGCGCTCGTGCTTCTTGACTTCCCGCTCGATCTGCTCGGCCTGCTCCTTGGAGAACCCCTCAAGGTCGTCGGCGATGCGCTCGAGGTCGTCAAGGAGCTCAGCGACGTCAGGGGCGTCGTCCACAGCATCATTAACTGTGCGCCTAGACGCCGCATACACGTGGCTAGTGAGCTCGCCCTGGAGGGCCTTGAACGCCTCCGGCTTACCGGATCGGGCCTTGGTGGACCTTATCGCGTAGCGCACCGAGTCGGGGCTGTAGCCCGGCTGCGGGGGGATCCACGCCTCATTAGCGCCATGCGCCCTGGCCTGCCCCCGCAGGAACAATGCCGTAGCCGCCCACGCCTGGCGTCTTGCGGTCCACACGAGAGGAGTGATCGCCTCACCCAGCTCCTTCTCTGAGAGCGTCACCGGCTTACCCTGCAAAGGGGCGGTGGCGTCATCCAGGCGCCTCTGGAAAGTGCGGGCGATAGTTGCCAGGAGGGCCCTGAAGAGCGCAAGGGTCACTTCTTAGCCTCGTCCTTGTCGTCAGCAGGTGCATCTTCCTCGTCGCTGTCCTCAGGATCCTCCTCATCCTCCTGCGGGCCGACGGGGAGGATCTGCCCCGCCATCGAATCCAGGTCGTTCTGGCGGCGGTTCTCGCGCTCCATCTGCTCTGGAGACAGGTGCATGAAGTCCCGCGCAGTCTCAGCACCGATAACCCCCTGAGACTCGGCCTGCATGGCGGTAGCCATCTGGGCGCTCGCCGACGGCGCGGCCGCGTCAGCCCACATCACCTCAAGAGTCTCCAGGCCCTCAGGCGACTCCCCGTTCATGACCGCGATAATGCGGGCGATACGCTCAAGAGCGTCACTGAACTGGCGCTGCTTGTTCTCGGCGCGAGCGATAAGACGATCCTTCGCCACACGCAAAGCCTCAGCAGATGTCGGGTTATTGTCGGCGGCCACACCCATCATTGACGGAGGAATGCCTGTCATGGCTGAGATCTGCAACGCGTAGGTGCGGTACGTGTTCGTGAACGTGTCCAAGGACGCGCCAGTCAGCTGCTTCACGTCAGCCCCAGTGGGGGCGGCCAGGAGCGCGCCAGCATAGTTCTCCATGCGGTTACCGCCGAACTGCCCGTTCATCGCGGCAGCCGCCTGCTGCCCAGCCAGCATCCGGTCAGCGCCGTCGCCAATGAGGAACCTCAGCGGGAAAGCGGCAACCTCTTGCCCCATCTGGAGGTTCGTGAGAGTCCTGGAGGCTGCGTCAATGACCGTCTTCAGCTCCTTAAGGTCGGACCTGCCGTACCGGTCACGGAGCCGGGCCCTGTTGAACATGGGCACGATCGACGCGCCCCACGGGTCACTCGTTGACCAGTCGGACACCCACCGGGCGCCTACCTGCCTGTAGGCGGTCATGCCGTCAGGCGTGTAGTACGAGGCGCACTTCACGCCATCTCCCGCACGGTAGACAGCAATCCCCTCGATCACGTTCCCGAAGTGGTCGATACGGACACCGGCGTGACGCGAGTCCAGCGCGCGAACAGACGGGTGCTCATGGCCCTCATCCGCGGGAGACAGGACCCAGAACACGGATCCGGCAGCGAGCGCCTCGGCAGCCGCCAGATTGAACTGAGAATCCATGTCATTGGCCTGCCACACAACACGCAGGTCACGCACCAGGCCCTTGCGCCCATCATCTGCGATGATGAACCCAGCCGGGATAAGGACCTCAGTCAGGACGTCAATAGCCATCTTCGCGAACGGCGCCTGCATCTCCAGCACGCGCGCCTCCGGCGGGATACTGATGCCCAGGGCGTCCAGGCGCTCACTCTGCTCATAGTACGTCTCGAACGACTCCGGACGATAAGCACCACCCTCAAAGCTGGCGAGCATCTTCTCGAAGCTCACACGATCACCGTCCACGCACCAACCGGCTTATTCATGTCGACCCACTCCTTGCTGCTCTTGACGTACCTGTACAACATTCTAGCGCCGATCATGCACACAGCCAGATCGATCTTCTTAGAGGACTTCGGGGACTCCTTCTTCACCGACCAGCGCCCCTTGAACTCATTCACGCGACAGTTAGACACGTGCTCACCCAGGGCAGAGTCCCCATCGTGAGTGAACGCCTGCTGCTGAATCTCCGTGAACGCCGTCTCCGCCGCCTCAGCGAACTGGTAGGCGTGGGAGCGCATATCCCACGCGATCGGGGACGCGGACATTCCCCCACGCACGGCAGGGACGATCAGCCGGTCACCGAAGTCCTCAGGCCAGGCCGTGCGCGTGAACGACTCCCACTCCCGGACGTCAGCCCAGAACGCCACCACGTCATACGTGTCGAACGCCCGCCTGACCCCCGCATCCACGGCCGCCACATTCACCACACCAAGGGGCTTCTCCGGCTTCCAGTGGCCGATCTTGAAGATGTGCCCGTCCTCCATGCAGCACCCCACGAGGGCCGTATGGTCATTCGACTTGGATCCGTCGAAGAACATGACGATCTTCTCCCCAGGCTCCACCTTCCGGTCAGGCTTACGGAGCTGAGTCCACTCCTCCAGGGTGATCCAGGACGCCTCCGCCGCGTTCGGTCTGTTCAGGAAAAACCTGATAGAGCGAGATTCCGGGTACTCCGGCGACCAGATCTGCTCCTTAATGGAATCCAGATTCACCCACGGACAGTCCTCATACACGTACTCGAGGGCCTCTGTGAGCCCAACCTGCCCCTCTTCCGGCTCATCCGTCAAAACCGTGTTCGGAGGGGCGATGCGGGCGTCGTAGAGGATCTTCGTCTTACCCCTGGTGAGCCCATCCTCCTGGTCGCACCACGCCTCAAAGACCGCCTCCGCGGACGACTGCTCACCCGGAACCCACGCGTTGCAAGTGCCCATGAAACGGCCACCCATCTTCGCAGCGTTCTGCTGAATCGTCTGCAACATGGCCGGACCACCCTGGGCAGGGAGCCAGTGCTCGAGCTCGTCACCCACAACGAAGGACACCTCACCACCCTCCATGGAGTGGGCGGAGGAGGTCATCTGCTGAAGCTTCCCCCCGCCTGGCGTCTCAATGAACGTCTTCGCCACCTCAAGGTCGTACTTGCGGGCCAGTGGGCCTTTCTTCTGACAAAACGCCCTGACCATGCGAATAGTATTGGCGGTCTGGCTTTCCGACGTAGCTACGATCTGCACCAGCGGCATACTCATCGGCTTCGCCCGCACCCCAAAAGGCTCATGACGGTCAAACCCGTCATACCGGCACGGACCAAGAAGCTCAAACAGGCACATAGCCGCAGCGAACGGGGAATTGTGGGTCACCACCATCGTCTCCCCAGTCACGTAGAGACCATCCTCAGCCGCAACGGTGATGCAGCGAGCATCCACCGGGGCCACCCTACGCACATCTTTAATAACGCGCGGAATGGGCTTCCTGCGCTGCTCCTGCACCCTCTCCGCGCGGCGGGGCAGGGTGACAAGGTTCTGGTGCTTGTAGGGCTTGAACGTCAACCGGTAGCGAGGGCCAGTGACGCGACCGTAGAGCTTCGCCTCCGACTCGCGGACATTCACCTTCACGCCCATAGAGCGAAGAAGGAACGCCATGCCATCGGCGACCTGCTTGCGCACCTGACAATACTCCGCAGAGCCATTCTTCTGGACGTAGCCATCAGAGTCCATGAGGCCCTGAATGAGGGCCCTACGCTGCTCCACAGAGGCATACAGGTACTCCTCAGGGATGTGCTTGTCGTCGAGGACCCCAGCCTCCCTAAGGTCTCCAGAAAGGCCGAGAATGGTGAACTGGCGGCCACGCCCGCCGACCTTCTTGACGCCTACAGCCCCGATATCATACCCGGCAGCCCGCACGCGCTCGCGGACATATGGGACATCATCCACGTCGGCCGTGGCCCCACCCGTACCAGTGGAGCCGTCACCGAGCCAATAGCCCAGAACCCACGGATCGACAGGCAGGTCGCGCTCAGGAAACTCCAGTGGCTCAATCTCGGGGAGAGCGAACTTCCCCACCCCGGCCTTCGTGGCCTTCGTACACCCCTTCGTGAGAGGACGATCGAACACGAGGCCCTCACGAGCCATGGCGCGCACATCCAAGGTGCGACGCTTACGCTTCCGGCCACCGACAAACTCATCCACCGTAAACAGGTGCTCGCCAGTGACAGTTAAGACAGTGCCGTCGGAGACCTCAACGTCCCATGTGTCCCACTGACCAGCCGGATGGAGCTGTGTGATTCTGGTAGGCTTACCGGAGGGGTGGAACACCTGGTCTCCGACAGCGAGGTCGCCGAACTTGCGCCATCCAGTTGTCGTTAAGATTAAGCTGGACAAAGCCTGAGCTTTCCCTGATCCCTTGCTTAACCTTCTAATTCCCTGCCTGTACACAAAGCCGCCCTTATGATTCAGGGCGTAGAAATGAGCAAGGAACTCGATCTGCCTATCAGTCGGGATGAACGGCTGTCCCGCCTTCGGCCCATTCGGCTGAATCAGGTTATCCATCATCCACGCCGCAGCATGGTAGCCGAGAGTCCTCTCGGGGAGCTCGAGGGGGAGCGTGTCGGTTCGCTCCCGAGGCGCGGGGAGCGTGTCGGTCACTTCGCTGCCCGAGCCTTCGTCCACGCCTGCAACGCGACCACGCCGGCCGACTCAGCCTCCGACTCATCGACACGGTTGATCTCGATCTGAACCCGGCGGCGGTCCCCCTCAGTGAGAAGCAAGGACGTGAGCATCGTGTTAATAGCCGCCAACATCGTAGGAGACCTAAGATGCTGCATCTTGTAGAACGATAGGTCATCGCAGGTGGAATAGAGAACAATCCAGTCCGACGGCTCGTAGTAGCGAGTGAACGTCGACTTCTCCACGGACTTCCACAGCTTCTTCGCGATGGGGTGCCAGCCAGGATCCGGCTTGGGCGGCTTCACCTGCTCGGCCACCACATTCACGGGCTCAACGCCACCATCAAGCTTCCTAGCCTGCGTAGTGCGGTGCCCCTCAGTGCTGCGCTTCGGGATCGGTCCCTTCACTCCCATCGTCGACTCTCCTAAAGGTATCCGGGGTGTCTACTCTTCGGCCTGGGGCCTCGAGCCTTGTTGCCTCGATTATAGCGACGCTTCCTGGCTTCTACAGACTGCTGCTGCGTGCGCAGCATATGGCAGTGCTGACACAACGCCCTAAGGTTGTCCGGCACGTGCGGGCCGTCAGGGATAATATGGTCCACCTGATTAGCTGGGTTACCACAGAATACGCACAGGCCACCATCCCGCCTCAGGACCACTCGCCGGATCTTGTCCCAGTCCTTAGGGAGCTCCTTACGGCGCCGCGACTGCTTACCCCAAGACATCGACACCCACATCCTCAATGCGGGCCAGCACATAGACCCCCGCCAGCTCTTGCGTGAGGTCAGTAAAAGCACTCTCGGCGTCAGTGCGTGCAGTGACATACTCGTCCCACGCCCGTTCAAGGAACGGATCGCCATCCTCGAGGCCTTCAAGCTCCTGGAGGTCCACCCAAGCCTCCTTAAGGCGCTCGAACACTCCACGAAACCTGCCTACGCTCGAGATAAAAGAATCAGCACTCACGACATAACCTCCAATGTCACATGCACACCCATGTCATACCGGTCAGTGAACACCAGCTCCAGGTACTCCTCAACACCCTCCTGCGCCTCACCAACCCGGATGACGGCGTCATCCTGATCAGCGTTACGGCGATGATGTGGCACATCGTACGCGCCAACCTGGTGCGCCGAATCGAGCGCATCCCGGAGCTCATCAACCGCGCAATCGAGGGATGCGACAAGCATCCGCACATGAACCTCACTGAGATCATCCACGTTCACCGCACGTCACCCGGATAAACCATCGACACACCCTCCCCGTTCGGGGATCCCTCACGGATGTCGAAGAGGAAAGCAGGCTTGGCTGCCTTGCCCCCGAAGTAGGCGTGCTGGATCGACAGGTAGTCGCCGGGGTACACGTAGAAGTCCGGCTGTCCCTCATTCTTGAACACCCACGTCCCCTCGTCGGTGCGGTCGGGGTGGCGGTCGCAGAGGATCACGTCAACGTCAGGGTTGCTCTTGTCGCCGTAGACGAGGAGATAAAGCACAGGGGTGTCCTTTCACCAAATGTTGGAGCGCTTGTTCGAGGGGAGGGGGCAGGGCTCAATACAAGGGTGCCCCTGTGCCGCGAGCTCAGCAACCGTAGGGCCGACAGGGCGGCGACTCTTAGCGCACAGGGCGCAGACTCCGTTCCCGGAGTACGGGCGAGTCTCAGGGAACTCAGTGACGCTGGTGCGCGGGGGGCGCATGCGGACACCGCAGCGCGAGCAGTGGTGCGCCTCACTCCAGTCCATGTGCGTCTTGGCTGCGCCGTCCTGGCCGCGGCGCTTGCGTCGGTAGCAGGAGTTGCAGATCCCCTTCCCTCCGTAGGCGCGAGTGCCTGGGTGGTCAACGAGTGTCGTTCGGGGTGCGCGCATCTGGTGGTCGCAGACCTTGCAGTACTGGGGGGTGTTCTCCCAGTCGATCTTCATGAGGCATCCTTTCGTTGGCTGACCAGCACAGTCTACCACGCTGGGGCCCTTAGGGCAAAAGGCGGGACCCGCCTTGGTATACGCGAGAGGAAAGGAAACTCAATCGCGATCCATCAAGGCGGGCCCCTATCAGCACAACCAGCATAGCCGCACTCAGGTGCGACAGTCAACCTTCCGGAGAATCCGGATAACTCACCTCACGCGCCCTCGAGGCCGTGTAAGCCAACCTGAGCGCCTTTCACGACCCTAGGTAGGCCAGCACCCACGCCCCACCCTGTTCGGCCGCCAGAGAGCCTCCCAGACCCCTTCCTGGGCCGCGAGCGTCGCCGCCGGGCCGAGGCCGCCGCAGAGCACTCTTGGTGAGTGTCAACCAACTAGAGACGATCAACCCAACTCAACCACAACCCAACCCACTACCTGGCATCACGGCAAGGAAGGAGAAGGAGTCACGTTCCGTCTCGGTCAAGAAGGAAGGGCAGGGACAACGAGGAAGACTCTGAACGCTCCAACACGACCAGGCGACCAAGGATCAACAAGAGTCAGGTACGCAACTAGCCAACGAACCATCTCTTCGTCCGTGCTCTCGTGGACCAACTAGGCCGAAGGCCAGGGCGACGACCAAGGACCAACGGTCCGACGGTCGGAGCGAAGCGGAGCC